CATCGGAAACTGACGCAAGAATACCTTTGTCAATTGTTCCACCAGCGGCATAACGTTGTAGTTCATTCAGAATACGGCGATTATCAGGAAAGTGTTTTGTGATAACTTCTGCAACCACTTGCTTGTCATACTTTACACCTTCTTGTTCAAGGATGTTTTCAACACGTTTGAAGAACTGTGTTGCCATCTTGGCTTTTTGACCATTGATTTTGAAGTCAATCACTGTGCAACGTGAATGAATAGGATCAATAATCCTGTTTTTGAAGTTACAAGTAAAGATGAATGAACAATTGGATGCAAACTCCTCGATTGCACCACGCAATGCAGGTTGAGTTGAATTTGCGTTTAGATAATCTGCCTCATCAATGATGACAACTTTGCGTCCACCAGACAAGGACATTGACGATGCATAGTTTTTGATTTTGTTACGAAGAACATCAATACCTGATTCATCAGAACCGTTGATAAGGATGTAATCACAACCAACTTCATTACACAATGCTTTAGCAACGGTTGTTTTACCAACACCGGCAGTACCAGACAACAATAGGTTGGGAATCTGTTTGTTGTTTACGAACTCTTGGAAGGTTGCCTTGAGTTGTTCAGGAAGAATACATTCTTCAATAGTTTGTGGACGATACTTCTCCACCCACAGCATGTGTTCGCTCATTCAAATTCTCCATAATATAAAATAAATCTCAAGCGCTAGTCAGCACTCGTTTCCATTCACCATTCACATTGACATATAAATGTCCATCCGGACCAGGCATCATCTTTACATCAACAGTTTTCTCGGTACCTGGAACAAACTTTTTATAGTTTGTGCCCATAATGATATTACCTTCTTGTTGAACTGTCAAGTGTGCTTGTGTGACACCATTTGGTACAATATAAAAATTACCTTGGCTTGAACTGAAATTGTAACCATTGACCACTGGTGGTGGTTTCGGTGGTTCAATATCACCATAAGTACTTCTCAAACTTAGATGACTGTTACCTTGTTCTTCCAGTTTTTTTACGACATTAGGATCTGTCTTAGGTGTTGTATCGTTATTGATGACAACAGCTGGTGCTGAGTTTGCCGCACCGGCAAGAGCACCAGCAGCAATTGCACCAAAGAGTCCTACACCTCTGATGAAATTGCGTCTACTCATTTGATATCCTGCATAGATTCAAACAAAGCTTCAAACTCTTTAGATTCAGCAACTTCTGTTTGGAATGAGTTATTGAATTGTGTCTTAGCCATACGTTTGACAATCTTTTTGGGGATTTTCAATTCATCGTTGGCTGCATCAATAATATCTTTGATAGCATCGTTATTTGATTTGTTACGGTTCATGTGTAGAACCACCTCATCAACATAACCTTTGAGCTTCTTTAGTTGGTCATCATCAAAAGAACCGAATAGTGTATTTACTTTAGTCATATATCACCCATTATTGATTTGTGCAACAACATCATAATCTTCTTCTTCAACACAAATTTGTCCGTTGGTCATGTTGATAAGAGTTTTACCTGCTTGTTCACCATCTTTCAACTTCAATACTGCAACAACATACTTGGAGTTGATTGCAATTTTATTATTTGTGCCTACTTCTGTAACGTATACTAACATGATTATCCTTCAAATTTAGAGTCTTTGGCTTCAATCGCAATGAAGTAATCAACTTCATCTTTTGTATTTTGGAATGATGCCAAACCCTTTGAGGAAATCTGAACGTCATATGTACCGGGAATCATTTTCAGATTCTCTGTCAAGAATACAGCTTTGAATTTTTTGAATGTACCTTCTGCGATTTCCACAGAGTTGGTGTGTGCTGCATCGTCTTTTGCATTGAATGTGGTAACAAATACTTTTTGACCATCAGATTCAAATGCAACGTTTGGAGATTGTAGAACTGCGGCAGTCTTGAGAGTCTGTGCCAAGTCTGTTTCATTCAATGTGAATGATGCATCAACAGATGGAAGACTCAGGTCTTTATCTGGTGCAGCCACAATCATGTTCTTGGCTGTCTTGCGATACTTGATTTTAGAACGACCTGCCTTGAAGATAACGTTAGAAGGATCGAAATCCAACTCTGTATCTTTGTTCAAAGAATGTACTGACAAGAACTGGTTCAAGTCATAGATACAAAAATCTTCTGGGAAGTTGTCTTTCAAAGTTGCTTTTGCAAGAACAGTTTTTGTGGAAGAAATCGTTGCAATCTTGTTACCTGCCTTGAACTCAATACCTGAGTTGATGCCAGCAAAGTTTTTCAAGACTGTCAAAGTTTCGTTTGATAGTTTCATAATATACTCCTTATTTCAATTCACCGATTATACCTGAACCATAAGAGGTTGCAAGCCTTCTAATCAAATTATTCCGCAAATCATCAATTGTACCATCGTTATCAATTTTGTGGTCAATGTTTCCACCAACCCAAGACCATTCGGATGGATGTACGTTTGATTGTGTGTGCATAAAAGTGATTGCTTTTACGTCACCATTATTTGCCTTACGTGCAATATCATACCAGTGTGGTTTGATACCACGTTGAATCTCTATCAGAACACCTCTCTGATTGTGTACGAATTCAATCTCATTCTGAAATCTAACATCCGTTACAACATAATTTTGATTTGGATTTTCTTCAATATACTTCTTCAACTTGATAACCCAAAAGTCTTTGTGAAATACATCACGTCCAACTTCTGTGCCCATCAATTGCAAAGCATAACGAGGTGTAAAATTTTTACCGAATTCTTTTGACCAGAATTCATCAGGTACTTCACGCCAGTCACGTGATGCTTGTGTGTCACCTTCCAACATATGTCGTGGCCATCCAAACATCTCAGCAGTAACATCTTTGACACCCTTAGCAAAAGACACGGGAGTAAAACCCATGTCTTTTAGTATGTCGCCAGCTGTGCCTTTACCTGAACCAATAAATCCAAGTAAACCCACCAGCATTACATTTCTCCAACGAAGTTGGCTACTGCTGGCATGTCGCCTTTGAAGTGATATGTACCAATATGGTCAGTTTTCATCCATGGGCATAGGTAGATTTCTCCACCAATTTTACGATACATTTGACAGAACATGTAATCTTCTGACAAGTAACGGTCTGAACCACCACCTGTAATAGAATCTTTGGTGTCAATCACTGTATCAAAGTATGCGTGGATGTAACGTGAACCATCAAAGTTAGCTTGACCAACGTGGTCTGGTTTGTAACGAATCATTGGGAAGGCTTCTTCCATTTTGGTAAACACTTCACGGTTCACCATCATAAAGCCTGTACCAATTTCCATAACTTCCAAAGGTTCAGTTACGGAGAATTGTGCGGTGCCTTTTACTGGGTTGAAAACATAATCACCAGTTAGGTTTGCCAATACACCTTCATCAATATCAGGATTCTTCAAAATAGCTTTCTTCACAGAACGCCACTTGATTGCCTTCTTAGGGTAAGGACCACCGATAACATCTTTGTCCAATGCCAACATAGCAATAACGTCTTGTGGATTGAAGTGTATGTCGGAGTCTAGGAACAATAGGTGTGTGCAATCAGAACGATTGACGAATTCATCAACCAAGTAGTTACGAGCACGTGTAATCAATGATTCATTGAAAAGAAATGAAAATTTGATTTTGACTCCGTATTGGAAGCAAAGTGATTGTAGGTCAAGACATGCCTTCATGTATAGACCATGATTCATACCACCATACATTGGTGTGGCAACAAAGATACTTTTCTTTGATAGTTCTTCTTTTGTAATTTTGATTTCCATTTTCTCTCCAAAGAAAAAAGGGGAGACCACCGGAGTGGATCTCCCCTCAAGGGTTGATTAGGCTGAGAAGCTGTAACCTGCCTTCAACGCAGCACGAACCATAGCTCTGGTTGGTGTGCCTAGGCGATAAACACTAACTTTAGAACCATCGTTCTTAGTTACTGTGTTTGTGTAGATGCAGTGGCCATCTTGGCGCAACTCATCAATACGTGCGGATACATTCTGAATACCGAACAACTTACGACCTTGTGCAACAGAGAAAGTATTGTAACCTTCTTTTTTGTTCAAGTAGTTCAACATTTTTTGCTTGGCGGAAACATGTGTAGTCATTTCAAACTCCTAATAATAAGATAAAAATATAAGTCTTGCTCTTGCAAGTGTCGATATTATATAATTATATATCGACCGTGTCAAGTGTTTTTGTGGTACACTTGATTATCTGCCAACTTGTGGCAGATATTTTGCCTTGGATTCTTCCCAAGACAAGAATATCAAGTCATCATAGAACAGTGATTCATAAGAAACGTTGTTCTTCTTTTTGAGCATTGATATACGACCTTTGGCATATTTGGTTTTCCAAATATCCGTCAAGGCCTGTTCACTGGTATCAAAAGATTTGACCAGTGCATCTTCCGTAATTTCTTTACGGAGG